TTTTTTCAAACCATACTTAATTGGATGCATTGTAAATATTATGGATACCCTATGGGACAAGAGAAAACTCAAGTCCTTGTGAATGATGTTAAATCATGGTTCCAAGAATATGAAAAAGTGTTCAAAAGATACTCTCCTGAGATGATGGTCAAAGATATCTTCTTTCCTGATCAGTGCATTAAGTTGTACGACAAATGGATCGAGTTGTCTCGAGAGATGGTTAAACTTGGAGTACCCCAAGCCAATTTTTCAAATTTTGCATTATGTGGAAATCACACTAAATCTATGGCTGAATATGCAAATACCTGCAAGAAAGAACTAGTCGGTCGTGTCGAACCTCTCGTCATCTGCCTAGTTGGAGGATCTTCTGTAGGTAAATCCACCCTCATTCGCTACATCACGCGAGTGTTGTATGAATATGAATGTCGTATCAATCAAGTAAACTATGAAAGTCGAAGTCATGATTCTTTATGTTATTATAGAAAAATGAAATCTGATTTTTGGTGTCGTTACCGCGGTCAATTTGTAGCGGTTTTTGATGATATCTTCACTGTCAGAACATCCGAAAGGGTTAATGACGAAGCTGAAGCTGTTATACATGCCAAAAATGACGCTGTTGAATCTACAGAAGGAGCTTCTCTTCATGAGAAAGATTCTGTTTTCACTTCGAAAGTCATCATACTTACTTCTAATGCAACTTCTTTGCCTACTGAAAATAATTTGACACAACCTATGGCCTTTTTGCGTCGTAGAGACCTTGTGTTTAATGTTACTTTCCAAGAAAAGTTTTCTGATCCTGACAAGAATGTTCAACGTCCTGCTGCCAATATGCTTCCACCTCGCATGTTAAAGTCTGGTCTTAAAAAGAGCACTGAATATTATGAATTCAATATGCTAGACCCACTTTCTCAAGTCCCTAAAATTATTGGGGCCAATCTGAATTTTAAAGATGTCATGAATGAAATTTGCAAGAAATATTACTCTCTTCATATTGAAGCTCAATCCTTCAAAAAGGATTTGGAAGAGATGTCATTTGATTTTTCACAGATTGATGCTGATGTTGGCAGTGCTACACTCCCTTACAGAGCAGAAATGTTTTCTAATCCACTTCGAAGTGCCTCTGTCTATAAGCATTTAGACATTGATACAAAGCTTGCAGAAACTCAAAAAGAAATAGCAGATACTATGGTAGATGCTTATAAAATGCTTGAAATGGATGAAATCAAAACTGTCACCCGTGCCGAACCTCCTGGATGGAATGATTTGCTTACTGGAACTGAACGTGCCGCCATGTGGCAACAATTGGACTATCAACCCCCACTTATGGAATGGACTAGAGATCAAAGAATGCGTGTCTATAAATATTGTTATTTATTGAACCGAGATGTCAAAAATGAAAAAGATAGACAATTATTAGTTCATTTCTTTGATTCGCTTCCTAATAGTGAACACATGAGTCTCGTTCGTGAAGTTCGTGTTTCTCCTGATATAGTCGCCGCTCATAAAACAGCTGGTATGGTTATTTCACAGAAAGAAGCCGAAGTTATGGCCAAACTTGATGCTCATAAAATCAATCCTCCCAAACCCGCCCCTGAAGTCATTTTTCAATCCCCAAAATCTCTTTGGGTCCCTCAACTTGCTGCTGATATACTTGTTATTTTCAGTCAACTTTGTGCCGCTTCTTTGATGATCGTTTGTGGTTATCAACTTTATAAAGTTATGACCCATAAACCCGAAGAAAAGAAAAAGGAAGCTCAAGGCAATTATGTTGGATCTAGAGAGACTAAGAAGACTCAAAGAAAATACGTAAGGAGAAATCCGCGTCTACACTTTGCTCAAGGACAACCTGTCGAAGGTGTAGTGGTAGATCGTTACCAATCTATAGCAGAAAAAGTTCGTAAGAATGTTATTTCTGCTCGAGTCTATTCTCAATGGGATGATAAAATCCAGAAAGATGAAATGAATGCCAC